ATAACCCTGTGGCTACTAACGACACGGAATTGGGCAAACAGCGCAACCGCCGTACACAGATTATCATTACACCGAAGTTAGATCAGTTTATGGATCTTATTGACAAAGCTCCCGAAGAGAAGAAATAGTCACCACCTTGTGGCTTAAATCATAAAGAGGGTAGGGTTGATTCGTTGACCTTACCCTTTTCGTTTGTCTTAACGTTAGAGGAAAAGGGTGGGGTAATCTCTATTGAATTGTCGTGTGATTTGACGGACTTTACCGCATGATTTGTAGCGAATTGCAGCCTGATTACTATGCTTTTAGTTTTAAGAAGAATAGGAGATACGGGCTGTTTATTTTCTTTTCAGGAGCGGAAAGGATAGCGTTTGTTGCTTATAATAGCGGACTTAGCAGTCTGACAATACTCTCCCAAAGTCGTGTAGCGAATGATCTGTGCGTGTAATCGCGTATTTCTTCGATGTCGACACAATCCTTTTCGTCATTCAAATAGATTTCTTTGATGCGCAAAGCCAAGTCTTTATCATAGAAGAATATATTGCATTCAAAGTTATTTTCGAAGCTTCTGAAGTCAATGTTTGTGCTTCCACACGTACAGAAATAATCATCACTGACCAAGAGTTTTGAGTGATTAAAGCCCGCCTTATAAAGCAAAACCTTGGCTCCTGCCTCTACAATCTCGCCAAGATATGACTTGCATGCCCACTCAACAAGCTTCGCATCACCATACATAGGAATCATTAATCGTACGTCAACTCCCGACAAAGCGGCCGTGCGAATGGCGAAAAGTATCGGCTCGGTAGGTAGGAAATAGGGCGTCTCCATATAGACATAACGCTTTGCTTCAACTAAGATTCGGACATAACCTTGCATGATATCAGGCCATGGTTGTATGGGACTACTCGTCACAATTTGAGCCAAACAACCGGATGTTTCCACGTGAGAAGTCTCGGGATAATAACGGTGATCAGATAATAATGTGCGTGAAACAAAGTACCAATCTATTAGGAAAGCGCGTTGAAGGGAATAGACAATACCGCCTGTTATGGCCATATGTGTGTCGCGCCAAGGCCGTCCTTTTCTCCCTTTTACATAGCGCATAGCGATATTCATGCCTCCAATGAAGCCGACTTCTCCGTCAATCACGCAAATCTTTCGATGGTTTCGATAATTAACTTTGCTTGTTAACGCGGGGAAACGAACAGGAATGAAGGGTTTAATCTCTATCCCTTCATGCCTCATTTTCACGAAGAATCGGTCGCTAACATTCCAGCAACCAACGTCATCATAGATAATCCTTACCTCGACACCTTGCCTTACTTTATCAATCAAAGCGTCTGCAATGAGCATGCCAAGTGGGTCATCATCAAAGATGTAAGTATCGATATGGATGTGATCTTGGGCCCTTCCTATGGCACGAAGTAAGGCAAGGAAGTAGTCGCTTCCATTGGTATATATCTCTACATTGTTATCTTTGAACGGCAAAGCCATGCTTTGATTGGCGAAGAGATGAATCAATTGGCGCGCATTTTCGGGTAGTTGTAGATTGCGTTGTTCGGCAAATTCAAGCATACTTCGCTTCGTTAGTTCGTCTAAACTGTGCTGACTTATGAAGTGTTGCCTACGATAATTCTGTCCAAAAAAGATATAGATTACAATGCCAATCAACGGGATAAAGGAGAGTAACATGAGCCAAGCGACAGTCTTTGCAGGCTGTCTATTATCCATGAGTACAGCCAAACTGGCTAACAAAATGGATAGAATGTAGATGGGAATGATTACCCAATACACATAGAACATTTATTGAATACCAATCATTTTGTGTGTTTGCAGACTCAGACGCCACTTTGGATGTGATAGAATATAACTGATACAGGCTTGCAAGATGACTTGATTCTTGACCTTATCTCCTACATCACAGGGCTGAAGATAATAGTAATCGGCTTGTATTCCGGCGTCATCTACCATACTTTCTCCGTCGAAAATGCACTTTAATTCGTTACACTTTGTCACAACAACTGGGCCTTTTGGTGACACTGTTAGCCAGTCAAGATTTTGTGGGGGAACTCTTGTTCCGTTGGATTCCATAGCAACATAGAAGCCCGAAGCATGCAAAGCATCAATCAATGTGTCGTCAACTTGCAGGGTAGGTTCACCTCCTGTGAGAACCACAAAGCCTGCTTTCTTCCACTTACTAATGGCAGAAATAATGTCATCGACAGTCATTTCACGATATGATTTGAAGTCCGTGTCACAGAAACTACACTTCAAATTGCAACCGCTGAAACGTATAAACACTGCACAACGACCCGTATTTCGGCCCTCACCTTGCAGTGAAAAGAAGATCTCATTAACGTTATAAGTCTTCCTCATATATAGCTACATTCCCCTCACTTTCTTGCACTTCAGCCTTATAACACGTAGGAATCTGCTCGGTAATCCAGTGTGCTATGTTCTCAGCTGTAGGGTTAAAAGGCAATACTTTGTTGAGATCGGCGTGATCAAGTCGGTCATGTATGAGGCGTTTTACTTCTGAAAAGTCGGCCACCATGCCGTCTTTGTTGAGCTCACGCGACTTACAATATATCGTGATATGCCAGTTGTGGCCATGCACATTGCTGCATTTGCTCTGATAAGAGAGCTTTAAGTGGTGTGAAGCTGATATTTCAAAACTCTTTTTTATGTAATACATATCCCTCCTGTTTAATTCTGTTTACACAATGATATTATTGCCTAATTTCTTTGCAAAGATATTCCTCATCTCGGTCATCTCCTTATATTCTGCCATAAGTGAAAGGAGTTCATCCGACGAAGCCTTTGCTATTTTCTGCTTTAATTCACGTAAATGTTTCTCAACGTATTCCATTCTAAAGTCTAACATCAAGTGAATGGCTCGATTTTTCAAGCTATCATCATCGTTCTTCTCTTGCTGACTTTCAGACAATTTGAATCGTTCTTCCGTCATGTTGATAGCCAATTGGCTGATGTTTATATCGTGATGATGCACAAAATAAGGCTCGGTCTTGAATGAACGGTCGCTAACTTTCTCCACAACTTCCTGTAAAATGCGGTTGTAAAGCTCGTTTTCAAACGATAATCCATCTGCAGATAGATTGTAATGAATGTATTCTCCAATCGAAAATTCAATCAGATTGCCATCAGCATCCTCAATGTTTTTGAAGACAACTCGGTCACCATATTTTATAATCAGCTGCAACATGAGTTGCTCAACCTTTGATTCGGTGTGCATTTGGCTTTGTGCCAATGCGGCGGCTTGATTCTTTTCATAAGGCTGTTGGCCTGTTGGTGCCGACTGAACTCCGGTTGGTGACATTGAGCCCGTAGCCTTTCTGTCGCGTATCATGTTGTTCATCTGCGTGATAAGTGTGGCTTCATTGATGCCAATACGATGCGAACAATCCTGCAAATAGGTATCACGCAGGATAGGATTCTGCACCATCGAGATACTCGTTACTATGGAGTTGATGGCTTCCGAGCGTTTCAAGGGGTCGTTTTCATTGTCAAGTAACAACGCCGTCTTAAAGCGAATGAAGTCTGTTGCGTGTGATTCTATATAGTCTTTGAACTCATCTGACGAATGTTTTCGAGCGAAACTATCTGGGTCTTCACTATCTGGTAACAACAAGACTTTTAGGTTCATACCCTCTTGAAGCAGCATATCCGTACCACGAAGTGCCGCATGTATGCCTGCCGAATCGCCGTCATAGAGTAGCGTTATGTTAGCCGTGAAGCGATGAAGCATGTGAATCTGGTGGATGCTTAGTGCCGTTCCAGAGTTTGCAACGACGTTTTCTATACCACACTGATGCATCGAAATAACGTCTGTATAGCCTTCAACCATGTAGACACGGTCCTCTTTTGCTATCGCCTTTTTAGCCTGATAGATGCCATAAAGCTCATGATCTTTGTGGTAAATATCACTATCTGGCGAGTTCACATACTTCTGATTGACTCCTTTAGTGCGTGAATCGAGCACGCGACCACCAAAGCCTACCACCTTACCGCTTATGCCAATCCACGGAAATATGACGCGACCTGAGTAGCGATCGATGAGTTCTCCCCGGTCGTTTCGATAGCAAACGCCTGTCTTCAGCAGGTATTCGTCTTGATAACCCTTTAGTTTTGCCGCCCGCGCAAGTGCCAAACGGTCTGCTAAATCATAGCCCAATTTAAACTTACGGATAACATCATCGCGGAAACCTCGAGTGCGAAAATACTGCATTCCGATAGCAACGCCGTCATCATTATTATGGAGTATGTCCTCAAAATAATTGGAAACCCACTCGTTTATGATAAACATGCTCTCGCGTTCACTTTGTTCTCGTTTCTCATCATCAGTGAGTTCGCGTTCCTTTATCTCTATGTTGTACTTGTGAGCCAACCATCTTAAGGCCTCAGGATAGGTCATTTGTTCGTGCTCCATGATAAAGCCTATGGCGTTACCTCCCTTTCCACAGCCGAAACAATGACATGTTCCGCGCGCTGGAGACACATAAAATGATGGGGTCTTTTCATTGTGAAAAGGACACAATCCCTTATAGTTACTGCCACTCTTTCGCAGCGTAACAAACTCTGAAACGACATCAACAATGTTTGATGCGTTCTTAATTCGTTCTACAGTTTGTGAGTCAATCATCGATAAGGCAAAGTTAATAAAAAACGATGAAACTGCAAAACATGACGCTATTCAAAAGAGATTTTTATTTCACCGCATAGTGTAGGGAAGATAATTTGGCGCTACATTTATCTTGATTGATTTCTTTTTGTGCCGTGTTTTAATGGCACGAAAGGCGAAACTCGCATCAAGCGACATGATGAAATGATTTATAATGTGGGCCTTATGTATTGGGAAAACAGGATAAATCAGATGACTTTGTGGGTTAACATGGTTTTCTTTTGCCTGTTGTTTTTATATCGTGAATAAACTTTCTTGCGTTTCTTATTAATTTAACGCTGATGAATGATAAAATGACTACGTATCGACAACGCTGTAATTAGACGCTAATTACTCGATGAAATGACGCAAATGATGCGGTGAAATAACGCATTTCACAGCCTGTTTTCAGTCATTTTGCTCCGTCGTCTGCCATTGCTGTTCCGCTACTTTCATCTTGTCAAAGGGGGCACTAATGTGTCATTGACTACTGAAAGTTTGGCATAGATGGGGCGATATGATAAAAAATATATCGGAAACGCCTTGTTTTTGTGAGTTCGGCACTATTTTTGATGGGTATAATTTGTTATTAATTGAATTGGGATAATAATTTTATGAGAGCTAATATTAAGCGAAATGAACAACGAAGAGTGGTTGTTGTAGGAGGTGGTTTGGGTGGTTTGAAACTCGTTTCAAGCCTTCGTGACACCGATTTTCAAGTGGTTTTGGTGGATAAGAACAATTATAATCAGTTTCCACCACTAATTTATCAGGTTGCTTCTGCAGGTCTTGAACCGAGTAATATATCTTTTCCCTTTCGTCGATTATTCCAAGGTTGGAAGAACTTCTTCTTCAGAATGGCCGAAGTTCTGCATATAGATACTGAAGAGAAAGCTATCAAAACGTCCATTGGAACGATTCATTATGACGACTTGGTGCTGGCAGCTGGTGCGACAACCAACTTCTTTGGAAACAAGAATATCGAGGCTTCTGCACTGCCGATGAAGTCGGTTAGTGAGTCAATGCGACTGAGAAATACGATTCTTCAGAATCTGGAGCGCGCGGAAACTGAGGATAACGAGGCGCGAAAACAAGCCTTAATGAACATTGCTATCGTAGGCGGTGGTCCCTCAGGTGTTGAGATTGCTGGGGTGTTGGCAGAGATGAAACAAACCATTCTGCCTCGCGATTATCCCGATTTAGATACATCTTGCATGCACATCTACCTCATTAATGCCACTCCGCGCCTATTAGGTGCAATGTCAGAACGTTCATCTCGTGAGGCCGAAAAAGCGTTGAAAGAACTTGGGGTGGAGGTGATGACCAACTGCATGGTTACAGATTATGTTGACAAAGAATTAGTATTGAAAGATGGTCAGCGTATTTCCGCAGAGACAGTAATATGGGTTAGTGGTATCAAAGCCAACAATATCGATGGTATTCCGACTGAAAGTATCGGTCACGCAGGCCGCATTTTAGTGGATCGTTTCAATCGAGTTAAGGGCTTGAAAGATGTATATGCCATCGGCGATCAATGCATTGTAGAGGGTGATGAGGCTTATCCTTATGGCCATCCTCAGTTGGCTCAGGTTGCCATTCAGCAGGCAAAGACACTTGCAAAGAACCTAATCAGGCAAGAAAAAGGCGAAACAGAGCAGCCTTTTAGCTATCATAATCTCGGTACTATGGCTACAATCGGACGCAAGAAGGCTGTAGTTGAAATAGGAAAGCTAAAGTTTGGCGGCTTCTTTGCATGGCTTTTATGGCTTATAGTGCATCTACGTTCAATCTTGGGAGTAAAGAATAAGACGATTGTTTTCCTGAATTGGATGTGGAGTTACATGAATTATAAGCAGAGTCTTCGCTTGATTTTGAAAGCAAAGCGATAAACTTTCGGGCTTGTTTTGGCCTTAGAGGTCTGGAGTTTCACCCTTATGAATCACGCTTGAACAGCATTGTTTGGACTTGATTCATAGGGATGCAGCTCCAGACCTCATTCGTTATAACACGAAAAACGGGAACTCTCGTGAGAGAATTCCCGTTTAAGGGTGGAGGGTGGGACTCGAACCCACGACATTCAGAACCACAAACGGAAATCTTTTAGTGCATTATAATCTGATATTCAGTTTATTATCTATATGTTTGTTTTTATTCCAGTCAATCATTAGTCAATAATTACAATTTCTTCATACAACCGAGTACTTTAAATAAATGTGTAATCAGCTTTACAGGAATATCCTGAGGCTGATACTCTTCCGACTTGTTCACTGGTACAAGATGAAGATAATCATCACCCTTTGGCGACTTGGTAACGAGTTTTACCGTACGCATATCCTTTGTTACTATACCATATACCTCGCCATAGAGTAGGAACTCACGCCAATCGTGAAGCTGTTTAAGGGCTATGATGTCACCATTGGAGATTAACGGCTCCATAGATTGACCCGATATGTTGCACCAGCAATCTGCATCTTCATATTTCTTGAAGTCTATGAGATATTCAGGGTTGATTGTCTGGTCGTTGATGATAATATCGAAACCTCCTAAGAAGTCAACGTTATAGTACGGCTTGCCATGTGAATAGCTGATTGTAGGGGTATTCTCAAAAACTGATACTCTGTCCCCGAGGTTGGATATTTCCTGCTTCTGCATATCTTCCCTTTCGCATCCTTGATAGTATCTGCGGTTGTCATTGTTTATCGTCCCGCTATTGTTAGCACTGTTGGCATCGCCAGACTGAGTTATGTCACCAGTGAGAAACATAGGACCTTCACCGATAAGGATATATGAAGGGTTTACCTGCTTGTAATGCTTGCAGAATGGCTCTAATATCTTAGATGAAGCGTCTTTTGTTTCACCATTGCGAAGTTTTACCATCATATTTTTGGTGATTTCTGGGACATCTGTGTAAACACGATAATCAGAGAGTTTCAAAGCCTCCATTACTTCGTATAATCTGTCTTTTTTCATTTTTTTCATAATTTTCCTCCAATTCCTTTGTTGGTATCTAAAAAGATAGTATCTTTGCAATCGCATTTGGTCAAGAAATGCGACTGACATTGCTAAATTATCCCATTCGGGAGTTTAGATATTTCACCTCTGTAAGGCTTGACCACTTGCAGAGGTTTTTGTTTGTATACAACCGACCTCTTTATTCTACGTTTGACGGCTAAATACACCTTGGCGTAGTCTTATTTACTTTCTCAAAAGGGTGCATGGAGAAAGACGCAGGACTTGAGTATGGATGCGTGCAGGCGGCGATAATACCGAAAAGCCATACGACACTTACAGAGATTATTCCTTTGAAGTGTGCCGAGTGACCGACTGATAACATTCAGCAGAGCAAAGGCAAGTCCCCGATACCAATCATTAATAGTTGGTGGGTAAGGGGAAACTCTGCCTTACTCCCTCCCTCCTCCATTAGCAGTTTAATTATTAATATTATATTTTTGGTGCAATTTTTATTAAACGATTTTGTATGAAAAAGAAAAGTATAATCAATCCAATTCCAAAGGAAACAGCTAATTATATGGCAAGTTCTGTCACTAATTCTATTCTCCAAGATTTGAAACGAGAGAGAGGACATCGCTGTATTTATCAATATTGCCTATCCCATGAATGCCCAAGGCAAGTTTTAATAGGTCATCTTTTCTTTTCTTGTTTACTTTTATTTTTGATGGTTCTGTTATTGTTGATAATAGCATTTCTATAAGTGCATTACATTCTTTGTATTTAGCTATCTCAGAATATTTTAATACAGCATTTAATGTATGGTTTATATACCAAAAACCAAGTCCTAATGGCTCGTTATGAGTAAGAAGATATGCATATAAATATGCAAAATAGAACTCTAATGCAGCCGAGTCGGCAGTTGTGTTATTGTTTACACGCAATATTAATTCGCTCAGTACTGCTTCGTTTTTTGCTAATTCCTCTTTTTTCTTATTGAAGTCTATTACAGTGTATATATTCCATCCTATCAATATAGTAACGAGTAATGATAATATGCCTACTATCACACCGATGTAATCTAACCCACTTGTGCAAGGGTGTGAATTGCATAGCGATATAATGCTTAGAATTAGTGAAAGCATAACAACGCCATATATAGCTAATCTTTCTGTTTTATTCATATTCTCTATATAAGGTGTATTTGTAAACGAACCTTTTGTAATGTTAAATATTAATTAATAGTATCAATAAAGATACTAAAACTTTTGTTAGTTTCTAAAAAGATAGTATCTTTGCACTATAAATAATTTAGTACAGCGACAAAGATAATAACTTTATCTATAAGTTGCAACTAAAAGATACTAAAAAATAAGAATATGAAGACAAAAATTATCGAACTCGCAAAAATCTGTAAAGAGGCAATAGAATCGGAAGCACGCGAAAGTTATAGAAATGGTGATAACGCTCACCGCTTTAATGGATGCTTTTGCTCAATAAAGCAAGATGATAGTTGTGTTGAAATATGCTGTCACGAAGATGGTACACATGAAGTTCTTATTGATAGAAAGTTTTTAGAGTACGAAAACATAGAAAGAGCTATTGAAGAGTGGCTTGATGCCAATGCAGACGAAGTGAGGGCATGGCAGGACGAGTACGATAGCGACCCATGGCGAGACGTAGACGAGGGGTGCGACCCAGCTTTCCCACATTACGGGGACTTCGAGCGTTGGGCATACGGCTACTGATAATATACCGCTGTGCGCATTGAAAAATGATGCTGCAATCGAATTGACATGGCGGACAAAGGTGTTAAAGACGCGGCAAAGAGGGTTGGCGTTCCTCCACCAAGGTTCTTTGACTTATTTACATAAACATAAAGTCTGCGAAAGCGTAAGGGCGAGACAACAATCCACGACCCCGAAAAGCAGGACGCAAGACTATAAAGATGAAAGAAACAAGCCGATAGTGCGTATAGTCCATTAACGCGTTGAGTAGTCCGTCTGGGCAGCGGAAATCACTAAGGTTAAATATATAACCCGTACCGCACGAAAGGTGCTACAATCGAATTGAGTACGGGTACATAAATTTATTAATATGAAGTGGTTAAATAGAAAAAATGAAACATTCTCACTCTTATCGGGTGAGAATTTTACAAACAAGGAAGTTGTATTGGCGCATATCGGTGTCGTTGTATTTATTTTCATGTGCAGCGTTGCCGAATGGTTAACGAAGTAATAATCTAAATATACAAAATTATGCAAGTTACAACAAAGTTCAATATAGGCGATGAGGTCTTTACGATTAAAGACATGCGCATTTATTCTTTTATCATCAAAAATGTGAATGTTTTTTGCTCGAAATCTGGTGTAAAAAAATCATATGGTGATGATTCATATTCTTTCTATGAAGAGAAGGATTGCTTCAAATCTAAAGAGGAGTTGTTGGATTTTATCCAAAACATATAATTGTAATATTTAATTAATGCCGCAGGTCTGTGAAGATATGCGGTTTTACCTCGCGCATAGGTGCATGATAATAGGTTCGATTCCTATAGCGAGGACAATAATCAATAAAAATAATATGGAAAGAACATTAAAAGGAAGAGATTACACAATTGCTGGGATTTTCAAGCATATTGGCAAAGGTAATAAATTACATGTGCCTTTGGATTGCTATTCTGCAAACTCAATCAGTGTAGAGTGTACGAAGCAGAATAAATATGCAGGTTGTGACCCTATGAATAATAAATTTGCAACAACAACAAAGGAAAAAGCAAATTATATCACTATCATTCAAAGGTATTAAAATGAACATTGCAATAAATGAACTTGGGGGCATTATAGCTGATTTTGTTAGAGTAGGGTATAACTCTGCCGTAGCGGACTATGACCCACCACAAGACAAGTTAAGGCTATCAGAAGTCAAGAAATGGATTAAATTCCGAAAGATAGAGTTTAGGACGTTTCAAGAATTAGAGAAGCAAGGGTTAATCCACGCTCGCAAGGGTGATGCAGTAAACTCTCCTTTGTATTATTCTAAGGCAGAGATACAAAAAGCATTTGCGACAATGCGGCTAAACAGATTAATAATAACTAATGAGCTAAGTGATTATGAAAGAAGAAAAGGATAAGGAATTTATGGATAACCCTAATTTATCCATATTCAATAAAGTTCGTAAAGTCCCCGATAATGCGTTAAAGCAGATAAACGCAGGTCGATTAAAGGGTATGTCTGACGTTAACCCCGTATGGCGTATTCTTGCAATGACTGATACATTTGGCGTTTGCGGTGTCGGTTGGAAATATGAGATAACCAAGCAATGGACAGAAACATACGGCAACGAAATCAAAGGTTTTTGCAACATCAACATGTTTATAAAGGTTGATGGCGAGTGGAGTGATGCTATTCCTGGCACGGGTGGGGCTTCATTTGTAGCTATGGAAAGAAATGGCGCATACGTTTCTGACGAAGTCTACAAAATGGCTCTAACGGATGCCCTTTCTGTTGCTATGAAATCTATTGGCGTGGCTGCCGATATTTACTTTTCAAAGGGTGCAGACCTTGGCACAAAGTACGCCATTAATGAGCAGATTGTAAATGGTTCTCTTCCCACACAGTCAACCGACCCTAATCTTGAGGCTATTCTTGTAAATATAAAGGCTGCAAGAAGTACTGATGAGTTAAAACAAATATGGGACGATTGCTTTGCGTATCAGTCTAACCCAATATTTAAAGGTGCAATGAGCGCACGTAAAAAAGAATTACAATGATTAAGTTAGTAGATAGCCAAGTAGCATTCAATCAAAAAGAGCACACGTATTCACTGAATGGGGTAGTACTAAAGGGGATAACTGGGATGATTAAATCTCAGCTATTCCCCGATATGTACAAGGATATTCCACAATATATTCTTGATAAAGCTGCTGAACGTGGTACGATGGTGCATGAGAGTATTGAGTTATTCGATGCAGGTTTTGAGCCAAAAGACACCACTCCTGAACTTGAGAGTTACAAGCGTATCAAGCGAGAGAATGAACTAACAACGCTTGCAAATGAGTATATCGTAACGGATAAGGAGCATTTTGCAAGCGCAATAGACCTCGTGCTATGCAAGGGCGACGAAGTTATCCTTGCTGACCTCAAGACTACTTACACGCTGGACAAAGAATACGTGCGATGGCAGTTAAGCATATACGCCTATCTCTTTGAGCTGCAAAACCCAGAGTTAAAAGTAAGCAATCTATATGCACTTTGGCTACGTGATGATAAGTCAGAGTTCGCAGAAGTAAAACGTGTCGAATCCGATACCATTAAGAACTTGTTGCAATGCGAGGTTGAGGGGCGCAAATTCAACATCCCAGTAGGCAATACGGATAGTATGCCGTCTGAAATCAAGCAGGCAGAAAAGGCGGTATATACGCTTGTACAACAGATAAAAGAGCTTAATGCACAGAAGGAGAAACTTTCAAAGGGACTATTAAAACTCATGCAAGATAATGATGTGAAAACATACAAGGGTGAATACATCACACTATCACGTAAGGCAGCAAGCATCCGTGAGGATATAGACAAGAAGAAACTCAAGGAGGAATATCCCGAAGCGTATGCAGCTTGCATGAAGATAACAAATATTAGCGAATCATTACAAATAAGATAAGACAATGGCAAATCAAATTATCGGTAGAGTGTTACAAATTGGCGACACTAAGGAAATAAAATCAAAAGATGGCAGTAAAACCTATTATCGAAGAGAGTTAATAGTAGATGCTACTCGTTTCGACGGGTTGACCGGACAGCGTGGGTATGACAACTTTCCCTCGTTTGAGTTCAGCGGTGATAATTGTCAGATGCTTAATCAGTTTAAGCCTGGCGATATAGTTACGGTATCGTTTGACCTACAAGGCACGAAGTATGAAAAGGACGGACAAACACGTTTCTTTACCAGCGTTCGTGGCTATAAGGTTGAGTTAAAACAATCAAGCCAACCACAGCAACAATATCAGCAACCTACACCGCCCGCCTATCAACCCCCACAAGTAGAAGATGATACCCCATTCTAATGATTTATAACACATCAAATCCCCTTGATAAGGCTAACTTCCTACTTCGTGCAAAGAAGTTAGCCGATAGTGGGGTAATCGTAGACTTGACCGAGAAAAAACCAAGAAGGAGTTTACCACAGAATAAGTATTTGCACGTTATCCTTGCTTATTTTGGTACGCAGACTGGTAACACTCTTGAATGGGTCAAGCAGCAATATTATAAGAAACTTGTAAATCCCGACTTGTTTATCCGCGAAAAGGAAGATAAGTACTTAGGTAAGATAAAGGTGCTTAGAAGCAGTGCTGACCTCGATACAAGTGAGTTTAGCTTATCAATAGAAAGGTTCAGAAATTGGGCTGCGCAAGAAGCAGGCATATACATACCATCGGCAGATGAAGCAATACTCATTCAGCAGATGGAGATAGAAATAGAAAGGAGTAAGGAATTTTTGTAACTCATAATATTTAATAGTTTATTTTCACAGCCTCACAGTGGTGGGGTGCATGGGGGAATAGCAGATGTGGAAGATGCACCTCGTAAACACGGGGCGGATAATATCCTTGTAGGTTCAACTCCTACTTCCCCCACTATGTATTATATGAAGAAAAAATCAGACAAGCCAAACAGGCAAACACTAATCAAAAAATTAGATGAAGTTTTTAGTAAATTCATTCGGTTAAGGGATAGTGATGCAAACGGCTATTGCAGGTGTATATCATGTGGTAGGGTTCATTATTGGAAAGACATTCAGAATGGGCATTACATGAGCAGGAGATACCTCTCTACACGCTTTGACGAGATGAATTGCAATGCGCAATGTGTGGCGTGCAATATTTTCAATCAAGGGAACATTCAGATGTATCGCCGAAATCTGATAAAGAAGATAGGCGAGAAGAATGTGGACTATTTGGAATATAAGGCAAAGGGCACAACAAAGCATTATTCTGTATTTGAGTTGCAAGAACTTGTCAAGTACTATACGATATTGGTTAATAAACTAAGCGAGGAGAAAGGGATATGGACGAGACCATTAGAACAGAAGCCGTGTAAGCACCTCTAACATGGTATATCCCTATAAGGCAAGTGAAAATATTAAGACTTGTGCAACGCTTAGTTGGTAACGGCTAACACTTGATATAATTCATGCAGGTTCGAGTCCTGCCCAAAGCACAAAATTAATAACAAAAAAGAAATATGGGAAGAAAGAAATGCTACATATCGCTACCGATAGAAGGTCGAGATATTGATGAAGTAAAGAAAGAAATTGAAAAGTATAAAACAAGTTTGAGGAGAAGAGGATATTCCCCTGTTTCTCCTTTCGACAGAGAGGTGGATTTCAATGCAACCCACGAACAACACATGAGAGAGGATTTCAAACTTTTGCTTGATTGTGATGTTATCCTTATGACATATAATTGGGAGCATTCTGTTGGATGCCGTGCAGAGTTAAATGTTGCACTCGCTTGCGATATTAAAATTATATATACAATGAACGCTGCCTTGCTATGGTAATAAATGGAAAAGTATACTGCTTCTTTGAGCAATCCGGAACGTTCAAAAACGAGTTCATTAAACTCGGATATGAAGCAGAAGATTACGACATTCAGAATCAATTTGGAGAAACAGATAATGTTACCGATTTGTTTAATGAAATCGAAACATGCTATGCGGGGGGGCAAGTCTATTTGACGAAATAACCAAAGATGACCTAATAATAGCCTTCTTTCCATGTATATACTTTGAAACATTACAGCAAACATGTTTTGATTTAACGAGTGTAAACTATCGCAAGAAGACCATGTGTGAGAAGATAGAACTGACTTTAGATAGATTGAAGTCGAGGACTGAATTTCATGCACTACTCTATAAACTTCTATGGATTGCATACAATAGAAATCTAAGGTTGATAATAGAAAATCCTTCCAGTGGAGTGAACTATCTAATTACAGGGCAGAATTTCCCAAAGCCGACAATGATAGATAAGAACAGAATGCTACGTGGTGACTATTATATCAAACCTACGGCTTATTGGTTTATCAACTGCGAGCCAACGTACGGACGTTCTTTTCAGAACGATAAGGAACGAAAAACGATAACGAAGGCAAGAAGTTCTCCAAAGGCGGGCGTATGCAGTATGGAGAGGTCATTAATCTCTCCAGATTATGCTCGTAATTTCATCTGTGATTTTATCATTGGAAAGGAGCAAGTGATAAGCGAACGAAGTCTGTTCAAAGACATCTGATAGAGGAAACAAGCAAATAGTGTTTAAAATGAAAACAAAATCAAAAATAGAAATTCACGCAGAGCAGTGGCTAAAGCAACACCCAAAGGCAACGCCAACAGAAGCGTTTGTTGCAGGATATTGGAAGTGTTCTGATGCGTGGTGCGGAAAGGAAACATAATATGGCTAAGAAAAAGACAATAGAGCCGCATACATGCTTCGAGTGCGCCAATGCCTATCTCATGCGTTCAACACCAGTCAATCCCGTCATTTCTGAATGTACGATAACAAAAGGGAGGGAGGTCGCGAGTGCGTTGTTTGAGTGCGAATATTTTAAGCTGCGAACAACCAAAGTTGTTGTTAATCCCATGAAATACCTTAAATAAAACAATCGTAACGATACAAAAGTTACAGAAATGATTAAACTTAATGAAAAATTCCTTGAAGATTTTACGCCACGAGAGCAGCTTGTAATGTTACGATTGCTTCTCATGGCAGATGATGACGGGGGCGTAGAAGTTTCCACTCGCGCACTTGCTGATATGTGTGAAATGACAAGGCAAAACGTTAGGTCTTTACTTGCATCATTACATGAAAAAGGTTGCGTGTTTTTGGATGTAAAAGAGAAAACTAACCCAAAAGGTAACCCAAAAGGTAACCCAAAATCAACTTTTGTAACTATCTGTGATTTCGATAATTACAAAGTTGGAAGAAAGAAAACCACCCAAAATCCAACCCAAAAAGCAACCCAAAATAACGATTTGAATAATATTGACAATGCTCGTACGGATAAATCAATAAAACGAAATGCGCTGACATCACAAACCAAACGTGAGGAATATATGCACGTCTTTAATGATTGTGCGCAAGACTATCGTAATTTCGTGATGTGGCTCATGAATAGAGCAAAACATTGTTTTGTAAATCTTGCAATCCCAACACCAGAAGAGTTTACATCGTTAAAACTTCATTCAACTGGAAAGGATATTGCAGAAATGATTGAAGCGTTGGAAAATAACAGAAAGTACGATAATATGTATAAAACAATCTATCTCACGGCACGAAACTGGCTCAAACGTGATAATAAATGGAGAGAATGAAATGGATAGTAGAATACCAATAAACGACAAAGAATGTGAAGATGTTGTTATCGGTTCACTTTTAACTGATAAAGATGTTTTTTCAGATATTCAAGATATTCTTACAGAGGATTGCTTCTTTGACAACTTCAATAGAGAGGTATTCCGTGCAATGCTAAATGTTATAGAGAAAGGGAAAACGGCAGACATTATATCTGTAAAAGCTGAACTTGAAGTTTCGCACATACAATTCAATATCGTAACGCTTTTGTCGTTAACGGAGAAATATACGCTTAACACAAGGCAATATGCAATACGCTTAAAAGAACTCGCATCAAGGAGGAGACTAACGCAAATAGCACAATACCTACTCATGAACTCTTATTCAGAGGAAAATGCTATTGAGGAGGTGACGCAACGAGTGTCAGACGATATTACATCTTTGTTTGCATCCGATGTATCTGAAATAATGCGCCTCCATGACGGGATAGAGAAAGTAAATACGATTATCAATGCAAATTTATCACACGACAAAGAGTTGATAGGGACGCCAACAGGCTTTGGTGAACTTGACAGGAAAATGGGAGGTTTGCAATGTTCGGATTTAACCATAATTGCAGCTGAAAGCAGTCAAGGAAAAACCTCACTCGCATTATCCATTGTTCTTAATGCTGCAAAATCTGGAGAAAGGGTTGCTATTTATAGTATGGAAATGAAGGCCGAGCAACTTACCGCGCGCATCATGGCTATGGAAAGTGGAGTATCATCAAGCAGTATTCTTTACTCGTATCTTGACGGCGGACAACTGAAAAAGATTGATGAGAGTATAAATAAAATAGACAACCTTGATATTTTCTTCGATGACAGAAGTACATCAAATATCGACACCATTCTTTCGTCTATTCGCTATATGGTGAGAAAGTATAAGATAAAGGGTGTTGTCGTAGATTATTTACAAATCCTAAATGTAAACATGAAAAACGTTAATAAGGAACAAGCAATGGGTGACGTGGCAAGGCGACTAAAAAACATCGCAAAGGAACTTGATATTTGGGTGATAGCACTTTCGCAACTAAGTAGATGCCGAGAAGACCCAACCCCAACACTTGCTCGATTGCGTGACAGCGGACAAATCGTTGAAGCAGCCGATAACGTGGTTTTGATTTATCGTCCCGAGTTCTATGGGAAGTTGTCTTATCCATCAGACTTTAATAACGCATCTGTCAATGGAACAGCGATGATTCACCTTGCAAAAGGTAGAAATGTTGGAACAACAAAGTTCATATGTGGTTTTAATGCACCAACAACATTATTTTATGATATGCAAAATATGCCGACTAAACCAGAACAATTAAATATTACATCATTAGAGAATGTACCTTTTTAGAAAGAAATGTAATACAAATGAATAAATGAAGATTATAAAAGAACCAAATAGGATTATAACTTGCCCCACTTGTGGATGTGAGTTCAAATGGGATATAAAAGATTTGGTTGATACAAATTATACATCTTGTAAAATACCGAGATTGCATTGCCCTATATGTAAACAACTAATATTACTTCGCAAAGATAAATAAAATTATTATGATAGATTTTTCAGAGAACAAAAAAAGCAATTTCCAAAAAGCAGGACATTGCTTTGTTAAGACATTCGTATTTCTATTTTTAGGAATAGCAGAATTGATTAAGAATTTTTGGTGCAGATTAACAAAACGAGGTTTGTTAGCTATCGCTTTGGTATTGCTCGTTGTAATATCAATGTGTTGGCTTTTCAGCTATATGCACATGAAAGTCAGGTTAACGACAGCAGAGTGGCAATACGATAGCCTTAAACAAAAAGTTGATAGCATGCACGAGATTAATAGCCGTACAGCAGAATATTCACGGATTATACAACAACAACGATGAGTAAATGTAGAAAGGTATCAGTAATGATAAATGGACGCTCAATGATGTATCAATCATTAAAAGAAGCGAGTGTTTCACTAAATATCCCAAGTTCTAAAATTTGCGTAAGCTGTAAGTATGGTATAAAGGTCAAAGGCCATTCATTTCATTACGTATAACATATTACTAATTTTCGATTATGGAAAAACAAAAAGAATTATCCTCACTTGATAAGTTGAAAAACATCCTACGCCGTAAAGCTGATGATGGAGTGAAAATTTCTGTTGCAAATGCAGGGTGGGTCTTAAACCTTGCCTATGCAGCTGGACAACACAAGGCTGTAAAAGACGCAAAAGGGTTGGACTGGTGTGAAAAGCCTCTTAATATTTCAGGACGCACGAATTTCGGAACATCTTATGATATTTACCGAAATGTTTATAGTAATTTATACATTTTGAAATACAATGATAACTTTATTCGTGTATGCAACACGATTGAGGAGGCAAAGGAAATAGCAGAAAGAGATTATAAGGAAAAACTAAAAGAGTGTTTGCTATGAAAAAGAAAGAACAAAATAAAGAAACTATCCAATTAGGCTTTACACAATTATATTCAGCATTAAGGAATATGGGAAAGCAAGAGTTAAACTTAATGTTTTATCTCCTTTTATGTGAGGATAAAATAAGTGTGAGAGATGTGCTATCACGATACGATGATTCCAAAAACACTTTAATAGAAAAAGAAAAGTGTATTAGACTTGATGCGTGTAATTGTTTAAATCAGGTCCTTAGTAGACGTAGGTATGCACCCACCAAGGACAAAACTCTTCTTCTTTTTCTTAAGCGGTCTATCTATCTTATTAAGAACCATTGTAATATTGGCTCTATCCCTAAAATAGAGAAGCTAATTGGTTACGATGATAAAACAGATTTAGAAATGAAGAAATTTATTGAAGGAATATACGATATAAAGCTATGAAAAAGAAAGATTTAGCAGAAGAGTATTTAGATAGAAAGATTAAACAAGAACCTTTTAAATCACTTACAAAAGGTTTTGAAAACGCTTTTTCGGTAGATGACATCAAGGCAGCTTTCAATGCTGGGCGTGATAGCGTGATGGAGAGTTTGCCTGAATTGGAGTGGAGGAAGGAAATTTGTAGAGATAAATATTTCCTCGAAGCATACGCACTGGGGGCATACTATTTAATAATATTAAGAGGTTCCGAGTTTCACGTAGCCTGTAATTATAGGCATTTTGCTTCTTACACGTCTCTTACCGCAGCTAAGCAGGCAGCCAACGAGGACTATAAGAAACGAATTAAACAAGCATTGGGTTTATGACAATAACAGAATTACAAAGAGAACTACAAATAATGTACGAAAAGTACGGAGATATTGAGGTAGCTATTCAAAACGGAGACGATGGCGGAAACTACTGCGGTCAAAGAAATATTGAAAGTGTAGAATTTGAGGGAGAATATCCTAACGAAATGGTTATTCTGTCGTAAAAAGATAAGTTATGAACAGAGAAGAAGAAATTGACAAAGTAGCGTCTGAATATACTGAAAATAATGGCTTTTTCGATTGCGACTTTGATGATGCTAAAATCGGATTTATAGATGGCGCAAAGTGGGCAGACGAACACCCTGCATCTTCACTTATTGTTAAAATTTGGAATTTAGCAACAAAGACTGCTATCGCACAAGTCAATAAGGAAATGCCTTACTTTAAGTCTGAAAACGAAGTTAAAGAGTACATAAAGAAACACATAAGATTATGATTAAGAAACTAATTTGCAGAATATTCGGACACGTACATGTCGAGGAAATGTACGCAGCTCCACTACTTAACAATAAACGCCGATACGTAGTGATAAAAGAGTGTAATTGCGCTCGTTGTGGAAAGAATATATCCTTTGAAATGAGCGAACCAAAATCACGTGCGGAATTGTTGCAGGAGGGTTGGTTTATCAAGTCAGAGCCAATATGGATTCCACGTCCGTATAACTAAAAGGAGGATTAAAATATGATAAAAGAATTATCGCTACTATTTGGCAGCGTCTTTATAGCTTGCTATTTGACGTTTGCCTTTGTAAATTGGGATATAGTATGGGTGAAGCACGTAGATGCTGTTATGCGTGTAACTTTTGTGTTGTTTTATGTTGCTATATGCCGTATGGCAGCTTTTGTTTATTTGGAGAGTAAAGATAAACATTAAAGATAAAAACAGTGGTATCAATATCAGATATAGAGAATGGTTGGTATTATTGGGAAACGGAAGTTTCTCACGCTAATAATACAGAAAGCGCAAACGATTTTATTAAGAATGAGTTGCCGTCAAATGTAGATGTTTATTTCCAAGATAAAAATTATTTGGAATTTATATTTGAAGATGGTAAGTATTATTCTGCAACCATATTCGGCAATGGCGACTTTACTCACCATCAAGCTAATTTTGAATTTATAAAATAATTAGTTATGAACGGAATAACAATAAACGATAAGCAGTACATCTTCCTCAAAACAGATAAGTCTGTCGATTGCGACAAGTGCGATTTAAATGAGGATGGTGTATGCAGGAACAGTGTAATATGCGAATCTTTCCACTACTTAATGCATGGTAGTGAGGGATGCGGAGTATTTAGAGAACTAAAAGAAGAAAAGTAATATGATTGTAAAAAAAATAAAAGCGTATTTTGGGAAACGCAAAGAGAGAAAGCGCATATCAGAGCAATATGCACTTGAAAAAGCATGTGTAGACTATTTTAATAATTGCGTCCCACATGTTGATGACCTTACTAAGTTAGTGGATAATATTCCTATTGGTTGGGATGGATTGCCATTGCTTGTTAAAAGTGACAATAATTCATATCCTTTACAAGCCGTAAAGGCTCGTATTCCACATGAGTGGAATGAAATGAGATTATATTATGGGGATTATCCTTATCTATATACACCTGAATGGATTATGCAAATAAAAGATTTCCCTTCAGAACTATGGCTTTCAGTTGAAGATTATCCACGCCCAACATGTCCTACGTTGCTTTTGTGCGATTATGGTACAGGGCATTATGAAGTAGTTGAGTATGCACATAAAACGTGGGTGACAGAGTTGTGTTTCCCTGTAAAGCCTACACGCTACTTTGTCCTTGACTTCTTAGATGAAGAAAAATAACCTAAATAGAAAAGTAATATGAAGAAACTAATTTTATTATCAGTGTTAGCGTTTGTAGTCAGTTCTTGTGTAAATAACCCCGAACAGCCTAAGCCGAAGCTGACAAAGGAGCAGATACGAAAGCAAGAGTATGAGCAAAGGTTGAAAGACTACGATGTACAATTCTTGTTTGAGTGTGACGGCGTAAAGGTTTATCGGTTCTATGATAACTATAAACCTATATATTTCACAAATGCAAACGGAATGACAAAATATCAGTACACCACGAGGACAGGCAAATATTCTCACACAACACATAGAGTACAATCTATTAATACAAGGAGGTAATATGAAAAGAGAAATATTGTTCAGAGGAAAAAGAGTTTATAATGGCGAGTGGGCCTACGGCAGAGGATTACTGCAATGTAAAGATGAACTTGGAAACGAGATAGTAGCCATATTCACAGATATTGTGAAGTCCGAAAAGTACATAAAGAAAGAGGGCAGGTACACTCTTTATTACGAACCCGTGAAAGCTGAAACGCTCGGGCAGTACACAGGGCTGAAAGATAAGAACGGAAAGAAAATC